AATAATAATACACAAGCAGCAGCGGCTGCTCAACAGTCACAAGGCAACCTGCCTTCTGTTTATGATGATGTGTTCTTAAATCTATTCCAACGAGTGACGTAAAAAACCCCGCACTAGGCGGGGTTGCACTTGCATGGGATTAGTTTAATCTTGGTCGGCAAGAGACTTGAAATAATCCAAGTCGTCATCACTTTCCGAAATCTTAGAATCTAATACTGAAACATCATCTTTGAATGATGCAACTGTATCTTCAGCTTTAGATTTGGCAATTGGTGCACCAGTGAAACCTAGAACCTTGTCCAAACGACCTTTCAATTGGTCATAAGGTTTGAAGTTTTTCTTCTCTGTAAAATCTTTCAGAGAATATTCTTTCTTCCACAATTCTTCCAGTTTCTCATCGTTGCCATCAAACAGAGCAGACACATCAGCAAATTCTGATTTGTCATAGTTGCGATAGCCTTCGACATTACGAATCTTCAACTTGAAGTTAGCACCTTCCCACATATCAAATGGGTTAACTGGTGTTTCATCAGCAAATTCAGGATTCATTGCTTCTGTAATCTTATCAAAGATTTTCTTACCAAACTTATACAGTTTGATTTGTCCTTCATTAGAAGGATTGCTTGGGTCAGAAACCACAAGAATGTTTGCTAGATAGCTTAACTTGCGCTTTTGTTTACGAGCAACATCTTTGTTTGCTTCGATACCAGAGTTCCACAATGTGTTATTGTGTTCACAAACTGGACACTTCTCATTAAGAGTGGTCAAGCAGTTATCAATAAACCATCCGCCTGGTCCTTGAAAGCCATGGCTGAATGTTCGAACCCAAGGAAGTGCATCATCACCATCAACAGCAGGTGCTGGCAAGAAACGAATAATGGCCATGCCATTACCTGCCTTGTCAACTTCTGGTTGCCAGAAACGATTGTCATCTTTGGAGTTTTCGGTGCCTGCTGATGTAGCTTCGACCGCTTTTGAGAGTTTTTCAAATGAGCTGCTGTTGCGCTTTAGATTTGCAAATGAAGTCATATAATTTTCCTTTGTATAGACGTAGTATTAACGGAGTATAGTTTGATTATCCACATTTTCATAATATACTTTATTTAGTATTTTAATCAAGTAGAGTCCTCAGTTTTGCCAGTGTTTCATTGGCATCTTTGTGAAGAATACCAAGACCACCAGCGGCATTAAAATTAACGATAATGTCTTCTGTATCGTCAATTAAAATAGTTTCAGGTGTTGCATATGCTGTTTTATGTTTGCGACCTGGAACAATATTGGCTTTGTATGGAATACCATTGTTGCAAAGCCAAACAACTTTCTGAGCAGCAACTTCTGAATGGAATTTTTCACCACCAGATGAAGATAGAATCTCCACTTCCCAGTCAGTTTCGTTTTGAATAAAATCAAGCAACTCTTTTCCACCTGGGAACCATTCAAGGCTTTCAAAGTTTCCATCCATAATAAAGTTAGGCCAATTGGTTGTGAAGTTTTTACGGTCACGAGCACCAAGAGCATCCTTACCATACAGCTCTGTGAATCGCTTCTCAAAGTTGCATAGTACACCATCCATATCCAGGTAGAGTTTAGTTACTTTCATTTATTCAATACTTTCTTTAGAATTAGCCTATATTTTACATCATCCTTAGGAAGAAATGCGGCATACTTGAGCAATTTCAACCGATAATTTGGCCAATGTATCGTGTCGGCAATCTTCTTAGACCAAACAGGTACGAATCCCATTTGATTGTTTAATAGGCAAACAGTTTCTATTGTTACTTCTTTCCTGAGTGCTTTTCTTAGTAGAGTTGGATAGTCATCACCAACACGTAGGATAGAGTTTGGATCATCAAGTCCTTCAAAGAGGTCACGACATTCACTTTCAAAATTGTATGACATTGATTGTATGACCTTTTGGTGCTTGCGATAATTCACTTCAGCATCTTCTAGTAATAATGAGCCAACCCAAGTCTTTTCATCTTCTACAAAATTAGCGACAATGAAATCAATCATGTCTTCTTTTTGTACAAGACGGCGAGACAACTTATAGAAATGATATTTGTCTTTGCGGTTCTCAAATGCAGTCACACTAACGTTGGATTTACCATTGTATTTGAAAAAATCATATGATTCGTTAGTGAAGTGTAATTTGAGAGCCTGATACAAACTGAATGTTTCGTAGCCAGTCATATAGGCAATCTAGAACCTTTTTCTTTCAACATGTTATTATCCATTGCATCATTCTCAATCTTAGCCTTGAGATTTGCATTAATCAATGTAGCTGCAACCTCAATTTCAAGACCGGTTTCTCTGCAATGTTCCACGATAGCTTCGATATAGTTGTATTGTGACCTAGCAACCAATGCATCGATAGCTTTGGCAAATTTTGCCATTTCATCTCTAGTAGGCATTATTTTAGTCCACATTTAGGGTCGAAGCATGTGTTTCTTTCCATAATAGCAACGGGAAGACCACATACAGAACATTTTTCACTTAGACTGATTGAATCCATTGTCACCATTTCTTCAACTGGTTGACCTGCACCATAAGATGTTAGATTGGTAGCCATGTTATCAAATACTTGTGCGCCAATATAGTCTTCTTCATACTCATTGGGATAATCAGGTTCTGGTTCTTTGTAATAGTCAAGGCCTACAATTTCCAATTCACCATCAAATTCAAATGAACAACCTTTTAAGAATTGTCTGAAGTGTTCAAGTACAGTTGGTAAAAAGTCAGCTTCAAATTCTAAAGTATTTTTTGACCCAACAGGACCATCATGCTCACATGTTAGAGTAAATTTAGGCATTATTTCACCACAGTTTCATATAGAGTTTCAAACTGGTCATGTACTGCCACTTCTTCATCATAATTTTGCTTATAGTAAACCTTAACCATTCGTTGAACGATTTTCTTAGGCAACTGTAATTGTTTACTGATATCAGCCGTTGCTTCTTTGATAAAGTCTTTCTCCGCTGACGCACGAACCATCGCATCAGAACATTCACGGATAACCTTCAATAGTTTATCTCGGTCGCCTGGATTAGATAATTGATTAACACTCACTTGCTGAATAGCCATAATATACTCCTAGTTTACTTTTTCATTGCATATGTAATGCAGGTTGGGTTTGTGCTTGTTTCATATGCACACTTTACAGACAATGGGTCAACACCTTTAGCAATAGCTGCTTCGATATTTTTGGCCATGTTGTTTCTGTCATTGATATTATAAATGATTGCACCAATAATTGCGGTACAAACCACAATAATTACCGATACACATACTGTAATCAAATCTTTATTCATAGTAGATTCCTTTGTTTCTGTCAATTTTATCACCTTTGCTTTTGTAGAAAATATGCCTGCCAATCTGTTTCTCCTTTTGTAGTTTTGTCCAACCAGGATTTACATAATCTGCATGATAGTAGGTTGCCCCATTTGTTACATCCTTCATTCTATCAAAATTCAAATACATGTGTGTTGACATTTGCAATATCTCATTATACAACGGAGTATGCTTGATTGTCAAGAGCCTGGAGGTAAATGATGAGTCACAATACCAAGAAAACTGGCATGTCCCATTGAACTTTTGTTTTACCACATCACAAACTGTACTCGCATAGTTGCCTGTCTGAATACGATTGAAGGTGACGAACACCACCGCCTTGCGACCTTCAAGAGGTTCATGGGCAGCTTCAAAGTATACATTTTCTGCGAGACACGTTACCTGTTTTTTTGATTCATCGGTAAGTGAGTTGAAAGATGCTTTAATTGGCATCGTTGGATTTTGAATGTTGATGCTTGATATCATTATGATAATCGAAGCAAAGAACAGACTAAAAAGTATTGGTTTACTTCTCAATATTTCTCCTTGAGTTATATTTAGTCCCAAAGGTTTCGATAATACTTTCCGAATAGTTTAAAACCATTTCCGATTCTTTCATGTACAACCTTTAGAGCTTCATAATCAGTTTCATGTGTGTGGTCATCATTGTAAACCATTTTGTACATTTTTGGTTTACCATTTTCATCCCACTCACAAGCTTCACTTCTTGTTGACCATTCACCTTTAGAATATTTTTCTTCCCATTTGTTATCAACATGATGTTCAAATGCAAAAATCATTTCTTCCATTACCCAATCCCAGCGTTTGAAATGATTACCATCGGTATCCCATTCATTCTCTTTAGCAGGTGCTGAAGTAGATTTCAATTCTTCTGGTACATCTTCATCATCAACATTTGGTGCACCATGTTTACTTTTTTGTAATTGCTTTAACATCGGCAAAGCAATAATACCAAGAGTATGATCCATTGACCATGTGTCGTATCTGTCAATCTTAATATAAGTCGTACGGCTACGCTTAGACTCTATCCATTGGCACAGTTTTAATAGCCAAGTTTTTGGTGGATTTTTTGAATCTGTAATTTTTTCATCAGTAGTTCCATGAGAGAGCCATGTTCCAAAATTATGTACCCAATCAGGTTTACTTTTAAAACCATATTCATCCTTCACAGGCTTTGCCCAAAAGCAAAGTGCTTCGGCTATTTGATATGGGCCAACCCAATTCTTATAAGGTCCGATGTAAACTTTCATTTCTGCGAATCTCCAGGTAATACACGATAATTATCTTCTACAGAATCAGGTGTGCTGACTTCAATGATTGTGCCTTCTTCAAGGCAAATGATTTGGTGTGGTTCAAGTGGCTCATTACGCCACACCGAACCAACTTCCAAAATTTGAGATTTCATTTCTGCATTCTCGGTCATAATATATTTCACTTCGAATTTACCAGACAAAACATACCATGTCTCATCTTTCTCAGCATGAAAGTGCATACTGAATCGAGCATCTTTATTAAATCGTAGCAGCTTGCCTGCATACT